TTGGCGGAATGGAAACTATTGGATCAGCAGAACGTTCTTGTGATGTAGATATGATGCGTGATACCTTCCACACAATAACAGATGGTGAATACTCACAACTACTGTTTAAACTATTTGGTAAGGAAAGAGTAGAAGCAGAACTTGAAAAGTTTTTAGAGTTTGACTTCTTTCCAAGAGTAGGCGGCGGTATTGGTATGACACGTATGATTGCGGCCTTAGATACGAAGTAACAATGTACGATCCTAACAATCCTTTAACGTTACACTATATTACAACAGGTGCTATATTGCCTGAAAAGAAGAAACAACCAAAAGTTGTTAAGAAAAGGAAACGTAAAAAGATTAGAAGTAAGGGTTAAACGATCTGGGGTGGTGAAATTGGTAGACACGCACGATTGTTTCTCGTGTGATGAATGACGGCAAATTATTTATCGTGGAGGTTCGAGTCCTTCCCCCAGAGCCAATTCATATTGTGTTAATGTTCTAAATCATAAATATTTACAGTACATTAATTGTACTGTGGACCGCGGTCACAAGACAACCGGCACGTAACTCTAACTTGGAGAAACACGATGCAATGGACTACTCCACAAATCGTAGAGGTATGTATTGGATTAGAAATTAATTCTTATGCCTGTGCAGAAATTTAGGTTGACATTACATTATTACGATAATATAATATAATTTTAACTTGGAGCCGACTTGTAATGAGAAGGCTCCTTTTTTTATGAAAGGACCGTCGATGAAAACATTTGGTTTCGAAATAATTTTATTTGGTTGGCTTGCTTATAATATATTTGTAGAGATACATGATTATATTGCAGAGTCAATGGAAGAAGACGAGCAAACAATAGTTGCACCTGAACCTGTAAATCCAGGAGCGACCAATGTTAAGTAAATTTATGATTATAGTATGGTTGGGATATAACTATGAACAACCTGTATTAATAGGGCATGTAGAAAACTGTGATAACGGAATGAAGATTGCAGAACAGTTACACCCTGACCACAAAGCCTATGCTTGTTTCTCAGAGGAACACTGGGAAAAGAACAAGTGGTTTATATTACAGTGGTAGTCTATTAGTACATAGGTACAAACTATTAGACTGTACTGCTTTTCTGTGCTATTATAGTTTAAATATAGTAGAAGGAGAGCAGTTCATGCCACCACGTAATCACAAGAGTTGGTTAGCAAAACCAAAAGTAGAATCAATTAGTAGCGAAGCCTACAACTGTCCAGAAATATTTAAACAAGAAATAGAACGTATCTTTTCAAAGGTATGGGTACCTGTTTGTCATATAAGCGAGATGCATGAAACAGGAAACTTTAGAACAACACAAATTGCAAACGTGAATGTTATAGTAGTAAATGACTATTATGGTGTACGAGCATTTTTAAATGACACAATACAACAAGTATCAGGAACATTAAGTTGTTCTTATGAAGGTACGGAGTTATATTGCGAAGTAAAGCATGGGGGTATGGTATGGGTAACACTTGATCCTAATCCAACCATGGACGTAGAGCAGTGGACCGCAGGAGCATTTGATTGTATTGCTGATGCTATTGACACAGAAGAAATGGAAGTGTTTCATTATCACAAAGCAATCATAGATACAAACTACAAACTATGGCATGACACAAACAGTGAGTTCTATCACGACTTCATGCATTACTTTAATCGTGTAAGTGGTTTCAATGACGAATACTTTGCACGTAAGAACATACCGTTTGACAACGGTCATGTGAACGTAAGTTCATTTACTGTAAACTATGAGGAGTATGACGGCTTTGAAGATAGAGGTGAACTGTCATTTCCTAATCTACCACCCAACCAATGGTACATGGTAGACTTGTTTCCAGGATACAATTTTAATTTACGCGGGAGTGCGTATCGTTCGGACTCAGTGACTCCATTAGGTCCTAACCGTGTGCTGATCGAGTTTAGGGGATACGGACTAAAAAAAGATACAAAAGAAGAAAGACTGACACGAATCAAACATCACAACAGTATATGGGGACCATTTGGTCGAAACCTCCATGAGGATCTAATCGGAGTTGCTGGGCAGGGTACAACTATGCGTGAAGGAACTGAGAACAGACGCATACTACATGGTAGACATGAGAATGGTACTATACATGATGAGGTAGGTATGCGACATTATTATACAGAATGGGGTAAACATTTGGATATGGATCCTTATGCGTAGACGGTTACTAAAATTTTTAGATTGGATATCTCGAGACGTAGGTCCTAAACATATGGGTCGTAACTAAACAAAACTGGTTGACTTTAAAATACTTTGACTGTATATTAAATATAATAACAGTTGAAGGACAAACCTATGTGGAAAGATGAATACTGCGAGTTACCTCCAGAAGAAAACAAACATGACAAAATTGCGTTTTTGGTTGCTATGATAGGAGCCATAACCGTTGCCATTATGCAACCTGACAATCAGTTGTTAGTAGTGGTAGTAGGGTTAGGGCTATATATTGGTATGCGATGGACAAGAGCAGTATGAATATGTGGGAAATTTGGTGTAAAGCGATAGGAGAAAAAGCATATGAAGATAACAATCGGTCTGACAGAGTTGCAATTATACGTAGTTGCTGGGTGGTGTTGCACATTTTTACTTGCCTTGCTATTATCTTAAATGCAATAGCAAATCACGGCTGGGGTTTATTTGGTTTTTGATAAAAAAGTTCTTGACTTTTTGGAGTAATGATAGTATTATATAAACATAATTAGGCATACAGAGAGGCAAATATGAGAACACAACCACAGGACGTAATAACAAAACTTGAACAACACAATAGCAGATTGGACAAAGAGTCTATTCTGTTTGGTGCAATGGGTGAAGGACTTGATGAGTTTTTCGAAGGTGTAACAATGGCACTTGACCCACTTGTAACATTTGGTGTAAAACAAGTTCCAGAGAAATCAGAAAACGAAGTACTTTCAGCACAAGGGTGTGAATGGAAGATATTCAAAGAACTTGCAGACAAATTAATTGCAAGAGAACTTACAGGTCATGCGGCAAGAGATGCTATTGAACTTGTAATGTCAACTGCAACCGCAGAACAATGGAATGGTTTCTATCGTAGAATTCTTATTAAAGATTTACGTTGTGGCGTTTCAGAAAAGACTGTAAACAAAGTTGCTAAAAAGTTTAATGCTAAAGGCGAAACAAAATATGTAGTTCCTACATTTACTTGTGCCTTAGCACATGACTCTGCCAATCATGAAAAGAAGATGTCTGGTAAGAAACAGATTGAAGTTAAACTTGATGGTGTAAGAGTTATTACAATCATACAAGGTGACAAGGTTGAGATGTTTAGCAGAAATGGTAAACAGTTTCACAACTTTGAACACATCATCGCAGAGATCAAAGAAGTATTAAAAGAAAAGCCTGCACCATATGACATTGTATTAGATGGTGAGGTAATGAGTGCTAACTTCCAAGACCTTATGAAACAGGTACATAGAAAGAGTGGTGGCAATGCCGACGATGCAGTATTGCATTTGTTTGACACTATTCCTTTAGCCGATTTCAAACAAGGTGGTTGGGATAAGCCACAAAGTTTTAGAAGCCTAATTACCAAACATTGGGTAGAAGAGAACCAGGACGTTTTAAAGCACGTACAAGCACTTGAATGGGAAGATGTAGACTTAGACACTCCCGAAGGTGAGAAACGCTTTGTAGAGCTGAATAAGACGGCTGTAGACGGTGGTTACGAAGGGGTTATGATTAAGGACGTTGAGGCTCCTTATGAATGTAAACGAACTCATGCATGGTTGAAAGCAAAACCATTTATTGAGGTAACATTGGAGGTTATGGATGTCGAAATTGGGACAGGACGTAACGAAGGAAGATTGGGAGCATTTGTCTGTGCCGGCAATGATGACGGTAAAGATATCAAAGTTAATTGTGGCTCCGGCTTTAGTGACAGTCAACGTGATAGTTTTTGGACTGATCGTAGTAGCATTGTTGGACAACTTGTTGAAGTGAGAGCAGATGCTATAACACAAAATCAAGATGGAACGTATAGTTTACGTTTTCCAAGATTTAAAACATTTCGTGAGTACAAAGGAGAAAAGTCATGAGAGAGTTTATCTACAATAGTTGGAATAGTGTAATGGATTCAGATGTTAATCCGTTGCGACACATTCCAGACATGCAAGTTAGACATATGGTAATGCAAGTATTGGCCTTTATGTGGTCAAGTGTATTTGCTATCCTTATTGTTAATAACATGACAGCATTTATGTATAGTGCTATTGGACACGTTATTCTTGTGTCAGCAATAGTCATTACAGTTGCAACATTTAAGGTTGCAGAAACAAACCCTGGAGCATTTAAGTTCAGGAAAGGTTACCACTCGCATGGTAGAAATAGGAGTTATACTATCTATCGTGACAAGGCTGGCGTAGTACATAAGGTATATCTGCCGCCAAACGATCCTGGTGGCGAACACGAATAGGAGTAAGTATGAAGATAGCAAACAAAGATCCGGGTGATGGTCACTTCGCGGTCAGCATAGTAAAACGTATATTTAGATTTATAGCGTCTGGATTACTTGCAGTAGCAGGCTATAATTTGTGGACAGGAGAAATTATGTACACAGATTTTTTTATAACAGAAGTAGGGTTTTTAATGATGCTTTCCGGAGCAATGTTATTCCTTGCTGAAGTACTTGGAATTGTAGAGGAGATAGTATAATGTTAGGAGAAGGCCCCATGAAGCAACATCTTGAAAGAGATACTGATGGCATCATTAAAGCAGAGTATACAACATACACTAAGAAAAACGGTATGCTGATAAAAGAAACTACTGTACGCCAATATATGAAAAGTGGCGACTACCATGATAGTTTTTATAGTGATCCATTAGCAGAAATCAAAGACGAGTAGCAATGAGTACAGACGAACAATCTGAATGGCCCGACTTCTCTCTACCGAGACAAAGTGTTTGGAAAAACTTTGTTCAAGAAATTTGGATGAGACATAAAGATGAAGTTATGGTCTGGGAACATC